GAGCGTTAATCATAATTTCAAGCTCTGGTAAAGGATTGTCTTTAATTTTAAAAATAGACTCATACCCCATTGCATTTAGTCTCCTATCAGCTATGTACTTGATATACGCCTTGAGTCGTTTAGGAGTTAAGCCAAAGAAGTCTTTATTTCCTTCATCTTCGTTTAAACTGTTTTTTCCTGCATAGTTGTTCATTTCTTCATTTTCTTTCACTTTTTCATTAGTATCTTTATATTTTTTGAACACAAGGTCAATGAAATGTTCTTCTAGAACGACCATTTCTCTGGCTATCGTAAGAACCATCTCTTTCAAGACCTCTGGTCTTATTGGTTCGTTTCCAGTTTTATATTCTTCTACGAACACTTTAAACAATTCTATCATGCCATCAGTATGTTGAGTCTCGTCTACTATCGACCAAGTAACAATTTGGCCCATACCTTTCATATAACCGTTTAGTGGAAAAATAAGAAGCATTGCGAAAGTAGAGAACAGTTGCATACCTTCGGTAAATCCTGAAAAGAGTGCTATGCCTGCAGCGATATGTTCTTTGTCTTCGGCGGTGAGATTGTCTTCTCCCTTTCCCAACAGATGTTTGCTCTCTGAAAACTTTTTAATGTAGTCCTGTTTGTCTTTCATTTCTTCATACATCAAAAATTCCCTGTATGTTGCTTCTGGCATTCCAAGTGTCTCTAACAGATACGAGTACGCGTCGATATGAACACCTTCCCTACCAGCGAACCCTCCCATCATCATGGTTACTTCCGGGAGTTTAAAAAAGGGTAAATACTGGGTATAATAAGCAGCGGCAACGTCAACATCGCCTTGAGTGAAAAATCTAAAAATATTTGTCAAAAAGTCCCTTTGATTGTCATTAAGCCTATTTTTCCAATCATTCACGTCTTCATGCATCGGTACTTCTGAAGGAAGCCAATGACTCTTTTCATGGATATCCCAACGTTTGTAAAACTGTGGGTAGGTAAATGGTTTGTAATAGTTTCTTCCTTTCAATAATGACATTTTATACTTGTTTTCTTACTTTTAACTTGACAAACCATTAAATCAAATTTATCTATCTCGTAACCAGAAAAAACGATCGTGGCAAGGGACAACTTTCCGACTCGCGTTTTTGTCATCGATTATATTTATTTCTCCGTAATTGAACATACATTGCTGCCAGTTAGCAGAGAGAATTCGCTAAAATGAATCTAATAACTATAGAAGACCATCTTTACACAGTGACTGCAATAGGCCCTTGTGGCCTCGTCAGCATGAGAGTAATTAAAATTTTGATGTTTGGAGGTCCACCAAATGTGCACACAACAAAATTATTAAAATGAAATAAGTAAATAATGTATCAAGAGAAATTTTTTGAGAAACCAGTATTTTACCTTCAGAGAGATGATTTCGACGACAACGGTAACCTTATTACTCCCACCTTGAGGAACAAGAAGGTTGTAATTATGTTACAAGCAAATTATTGTGGACACTGCACAAATGCAAAGGCTGACTACTACAGGGCTGCTAAACATTTTGAACAATTAAAAATGAACGGTGGTACATCGGTGCAGGACCGAGTTATATTTGCAACCATTCAAGCCGACGGAGAGGAACGTGGTGAAAGAGAGTTAGGGGATTTATTGGAGAAAATTAAACCTGGTTTTAGAGGCTTTCCCGATTATGTTTTGTACGTTAATGGTAGACGTGCCAACAATAGAAGTCCTGCGGGAAGAGATTTTAATAATATTATAAATTATGTTCTGGGATAGATTTTATGTTTTCCTAGACACTAAATCGTAAGCATTCTCTTCTCTGTCGATGTTTATAAAACCACATAATATCGGATTTATTTGTGTAAGATTTACCATTCCAACATCAGTAGAAGTATTTATTGACGCGATTTCAATTATTCCTCTGTTCAAAATTTAAATTTTGTCAACTTTTCCAATTTTCCGTTGGCTGTAACCCCCCAGGTTCCACTTGCCCAGGTTCCACTTGCGGTGCCTTTTACTAATCATGTTCAAATATCTACACAATAAATATTTTTATCCTTACACATTTCTCCGCTTTTGTCAATTTTTATCTGAAAGTTGATCTTTTATGGATTTTCCATAAAAGATTGTATCGTATCCTATGAATTTAAAGAATTTGAAGAAAACATGACAAAAATTAAAAATGTGCGAAAATAATATAGACATATTAAGTCTTGATACCAAAATAAAGTTATACTTTGAGTCTGAACTACAGAAACACGAGAGGTATAATGAACGACTAAGGTGTATTGAAAAGTTACTTTTAATTCAAAATCTGAGACCAAAAATGTATTTAGATCTTGAAATGGACAAGGAATATCTCGAGAGAAAACTTCACGACCTGTCTAACATTGATCTGTACAACGCCGAAACATTTGACATTATTCAAAAATATTTAACCATAATTAATACACCAATCAATGTAAGCCATGGATTTAAAGACTGGGAGTCTAAAAAGGACCCAACGAACGACGTTATTAATGATGCAATTAATGCTATTAACATCATTAATAACGTCGTGTCTCAAAGAAAAGACACTGTAAAAGAATTTATAAGAATTGCTAAGCTGTACATAACAGAGTCACTATTGAAATCATTAGAACTCAGGAACACATTTGGCAAAGAAGATCTTTTAAATACAGTCCCAGTTGTATGTATATGTGGTAATGATAAAGATTTTGTCAAAGATGACGACATTTACATTTGTCAACTGTGTTACGCTGAAACTGTCAAACTTGTAAACAGCAGTAGCTTAAATGATGGTAATAGGATCAACGTATGTAACAAGTATACATATGATCGTAAAGTGCATTTTAAAGATTGTATTAATCAATATCAGGGAAAACAAAACACCAATATAAATCCAAGAATATACGATGAAATAGAAGAACAACTTGTGAATCATCAGATCATCGCCCCTGTAAACAAAAATGATAAATATGGTAACTCCGTACCGCAAAGCAAGCGTTTTAAAATTGTTACTCGGGCTCACGTTCTGTTTTTCTTGAAAGAACTTGGATACACCAAACATTATGAGGACACTATTTTAATACATCGTAATTTGACAGGTAAACCAGCCGATAATATTGAACACCTTGAAGAAAAGTTAATGACTGACTTTGACAAACTTACAGAACAATACGATCTTTTGTTTAAAGATATTGAAAGGAAGAACTTTATCAACACCCAGTATGTTCTTTTTCAACTACTAAGAAAGCACGGGTACAATTGTAACAAAGATGATTTTGCAGTCCTCAAGACAACAGAAAGGAAGGCTTGTCATGATGACATTTGTAAGACGTTGTTTGATGCTTTAGGATGGAAGTATATGTTTGTAATGTGAACAAGAAGAAAAGAAAAAGGCATGGGCTTGTAACTTGAGAACTATGCAACGACTGACGAGGTGTCGCAGATCGCTCCCATTAAGAAAAGTGAGAAACAAAGTAGTAGGTAGTAGTTTAAATAGTTAAAAACTGACAAACAAAAAATAGAAAATAATGGATTTTAAACAAATAAATTACAGGAACGAAGATCTTGGTTCAAAACCAGTACCAGCCTTTAAATATCCCTGCGTAAGGAGTTACACAATTGAACGTTATTTTAAGCCTGTGTAATGACAAATATAAATATTGCAGAAAATGTATATTCACACCATTAAGACAATACGAAGGGTTATTTTAGACGAATGTTGTAATGGCTGTCCAAAATTATTAGACAAAGGAATTTGGTTTCTTTCTCCTCCAAGGCTTACGCCCAATTGGGGCTTGCGCCGGTAAGGGGGTTCCCCAAGCACCAGAGGATATGTCCTTGACACCGCCTTTATCTCCTGTACATCTAAGGTTGTCTCGTCGCAATTCTGAATGTACTACTGGAAAAGAAGATTGTGAAGAATACAAGACCGTATGCAACGAAACTAGAATTATTGTCGATTTTTGTGTGTGGGTTCATAAACAAACAATGAACGAAACAAAAACACGTTAAAAAATTTTTTCGTAGATTACAGAAAGGGAGAACGAATCGCTGAAAATAGATGTCCTTTTCTATATGACTGAGTTGGGATTTTTTTCAGATTATTTTAAATTGATAGACTCCGACGCAGATTATTTGGAAAATTTTTAACCATACCTTTATAATATAAATTTATGGTTATTTTTGGTTTTTTATCTTCGTCCTTAATAGAGCTTTTAAACCGGATTGATAGCTATGCCGGAACCGATAGTAACCAATAGTAACCAATGTCTTTTTTTAATGCCCAATAGGCATTAAAAAATTTAATAGTCTCCCATCATTCTATATCCATAACGACTTGGACCTGGTACTATAGGAGCCTGTCCCATAATTTCTGCTCTTGCCCAAAGTGCTTGTTTCAAACGTTGATCTTCGGCATTTTGTCCGTACAACTGACTGTATGGCATACCATATTCTCTGGGAACAACACTGAATGACCACAGAGGCATGTCATTAAATGGACCTGCTTGAGATGCGTTAAAACGTAGATCTCCAGACAGGTCGTCTAAACTTTCAGGTCCAATACCATAACCAACATTTGCCCTTGGCCATCCATTCAAGTTAACAGGCTCTCTGTAACCTCGGAGACCACATCCTCCAGTACTACACCCGTTGTTGCCGTTGCCGTTGCCGTTGCCGTTGCCGTATTGGGCGCTCGACCCGTTGGTCCCAAATCCTTCTCTGATGTACGCAGACTCTTGTTGTCCAAATCCGAATCCTTCAATTGTTTCATCGTCTAACATTCCTCGAGGAGAAAGGTTGATATATTCATAGTAATGGGGACGAGACACGGTATTTTCAATGTAGATACGGTCTTCGGGTGTATTACAACCTGCAGATTTGGTCATGAATGAATCTGGGCAAATAGCTCTACCGGTTAAATCGGTTCCTAAAAAAGGTGGGCATGTCTTCTTATCAGGGAAGCCCAAAAACCGATCACTTTCGATTCTGTCAGCATTACCCGTATTTACTTTGCATGTCCTAATGGATGATTCTAAAGAAGTATAACCTCCTGACATATTGAATTACTTTTTTATTCAACTATAAATTTTTTGTTATTTGGGTGTTATAACTCTTTTTCTCAACAGTAATTGAAATATTTGAATAATTTCAAAAATGCAATTTTATTACCGATGTTTTTACGATATTTTACGGGAAATTTTTCCCGTAAAATATCACTGTTACGCGTTGATATGACCAAGTGTCTATGTCAATAAAATGATGATGATGTCACTGTTACAACATGTGTTAGATCACTTCATGTCAAGTCAACGTATTTTTATGAATGACATTTTTGTTGA